CCAATACTATCAAGTTTAACTATTTTATTTTGATTTAATAGTTCATCGGTTTGTTCATTAGTTACAGTTGTAGAAATGCCTGCAATATCTAATTCCACAACCAATGAAGTTGATATTGATACATTACTTAGGTTAAATTTGTTATCATCAATTTTTATAACATAATATGATAAAGACGTTGATAACCCAGAAATTGAACTACCAGATCCAATGATTGAATATTCAACAACATCTCCAGTTGAAAATCCATGGTTTTTAGCGAAAATATAATTATCACTAGTGTTAATACCAGAAAATACGTTATTAGTTAACAAATAATCTTCTGGTGGATATTTTTCAGATAAAACGTGAATTTTTCGATTTTGATAATTTGTCCCCCCATCTACAACATTAATACTTGAAATTTTTGTAACAACTTCATTTAAAATAATTGATTGATTGCCCGTACCACCAATACTTACCATATTTACCGTATTAATTCCAACTAAAGCATCTACAGAATCATAAAAAAGTTTAATCGATCTTTCACTGACTACACCAACATAATAAATTTTTGTATCAGCTAAATCAGATTCTGTGATAATTGTTTCTCCAGTGCTTCCTAAACCAACTCTAATGACTTTTGGTGGATCTTGATTCAATCTATCGTAGATTACAGAATCTCCATTGATAAAGTCATGTGGTGTTGAAAAAGTGATAGTATCAAAATCAGTATTAACTCCAACATTAGTAAAATTTTTGAAATAATTTGAATTATCAATAGCAACATTGACATCTAAAACTGCTCCAGATCCATTTCCACCTGTAACTTCAGCAACAGGTTCTCCTAAAAATCTAAAACCTTCATTTTCAACTATGACTTCTTTGATTGATCCTGAAAGTTGAACTATACCTTCAGCACCTGTTCCATTCTCATCTGCAATAACAAGTTTTGGAGCAGTGATAACATCAAAAACGTCTAAACTTTTTTTAACGTCAACTGATTCTAATGCACCAAAGGATATAAAATTATTGGATCTAGGGTGAATGATTTCCACTCCATTGACAAATAAGCCAACACTAGTGTTAACATCTTCAATTTCTATTTTTTGATTTTTTCTTTTTGGATTTAATGGAAATACTTTTAATAAATTTTGTGATGTTAGTTTTTTTCCATAAATTGATTCAGGCGTCAATCGAAAAGAATTTGCAGTAATTGAGTCTGATACAATTTCAATAATGTCTCCCTCGTCAACATTAACCAAATTGTAAGCAAATGCAATTCTATCCGAGTCTATTTTTTTAATATAAATTTTACCTTCATCAAAAGGTAAAAGAGAAACTCCAGAAGAAAGTTTTTTATAATAAACTAATTGTCCACTATAAAAACTATGAGAAGGAATAATGACGTAATGATTTGTGTTATCTACATCATCTTTGGAAAATGTCTCTGTTCCATCTAATATATCAATTTCATTCGTAGGTAAACTTGATGAAGAAACGTAAACATTATTTCCATCAATATAAGTATTTTGAACTCCAGAAATATAATTGTTTACGCCATCGTAGTTTAAACTATTACCTTTTGATAAGACTCTTATAAGCTTTAATTTTTTTGCACTAAAACCAGAAATCAATGAGGAATTGACAACCACATTAATTGAAGATCCAATGAAATTTACCACTCCAATAGAAACTAAAGAATTATCAGCATAAATTTCAACTTTATCGTCTAATTGCAAATTTTTTAATTGATCTAAAGAAAATTGAACTATAGTGTTTGATATTATCGAATATGAAATTACACTATAAGTATTCCTTATATTGTATAACCAAGACGTAAATATTTTATCGTTTTCATTTGCATATCCAAAAGATTTTATATTTACCCTATCATTTGGCGACAGATACCTAGTTTGATTATTTTTAAAATTGGAAATTACATTTGTAACTGCAAAAGAATTTTCTTTGCCATTAATAATTCCAGTCAATAAATTATCTTCATACAAAGTAGTTCCTTTACTAATTGATTCTCCTATTGTAATTGTTGATCCCAATCCAATGCAATCAATAAATTGAGTAAGAGTTTTTCTTTTATATGTAATGTACTCTAATCCTGTAACTTTTTTAATGACTAAATTTCCAGATTGGGGAAATCCGACTGTAGAATCTACCGTGAGAATGGTGGAATTTGCCCCAATATTTTCCAACAGTTCTGTATGTGATGTATTTGAAAATTTTCCTTGAATTGTTTCATTGTCAAATCCAATTTTACTAAAAAATTTATTTTCTCTTTCTGGAATATCGGTAGAGTGATAAACAATTGCAGTTGCTCCGTCACTTCTAGTATTTCCTTTTTGTGTAAGTTCTACTCCCTTTTCAATTTTACGAACATCACCAGTCAAATCTTCAACTATTAAAAACTGATTTTCAACCCATTGTCCATCAGAAGGAGTAAAAAGAAAGTCTGCTGGTTTACTAAATGTAACATCTACACCAAAAAGAATTTGAAATAAGATTTTAAAAGATCTTTCTGTTCCCTTTGTTAAATAAAAATCTTTTGCATATTTAAATAAATTTTGAGTATCTAAAGTAGTACTTATTCCTACATTTTCAAATCCAGGAGCAAATTGATATTTTAAATCTTCAAAAAACTTTCTAAGAAAAAGATTACTTAAATTTAAAACTTCGGCACCTTCAGTGTGTTTTTTAGCAATAGTATCTAAAAATACAAACTTATCTGGATCTCCAGATTCATTTAAACTTTCTACTCCACAAAATCCTCGGATGCAACCAGTAAAAGTTGTAGAAGTTATGCCAGTATATGTAATAATCTCATCATCAATCTTTAAAAGCCCATAAGATTTTGGCCAACCATCAGTTGAATCAACTTCAATTGTTTTTGAAAAAGCAGTTATATCTGATAAGAGAGTTGTACTTTCAGTTAAATTGAAATTAGTATAAATTTCTGGGCGAGTATATGTATCAATATTTTCTAAAATATTGATAGGCCCACCTTGATTTTCTTGTGAAATATAATACTGTTTTAAAAACTCAACTAAACCATCATTAGATTCCAGAAAATATTCTGGTATCTGACTTTCAATAATTTGACTAATTTTAACTGATTGGGGAACTCTATCGATCATTATTATTTTCTGATGTATTGAACTTCTTGAGAATCTATGTAACTAGAAGTTGAAATAAATCTAGTTCCAGAAGTGTTTGCTCCAGATTCTATAGTATCTGTTACAATATCTATATTATTTCTTTTTAGCACAAAACGAATGTAAAGATCTGAAAGCCCTATTACATCATTTGATTCTGGAATTGCTTCTATTTCAATAACATTGTTTGATCTTACTGTAGATGAAATAGTAATAGTATCTAATAAAATTTCACCCTTTTCATAATTTACCGTTCCTACATTTCTTGAAATAATTACTGGACGGTTTTTTACAAGTTTAAAAATAAAAATAGATCCTTTTGTACTACTAATTTTAGAGTCTGCAAAATATACAATAGAGGATTCTCCAGGTATTTTAAATCCTGTTGATTTTATATTATAATCATCTTTATAGACATGAAATTTATTTCCAAAACACAACTCATAATTTGCTTCAAGTCCTACAGGAACTTGAAGTTGTCTAAACATCACTAATTTAGTAATATTTGAAGTTATTGATTTATCTGCAGTATCAATTTTATTTACAAGTCTACTGTATTTTACTCTTCCTCCAAATTTGTTTAGATCAGATGTTTTGGAATAATTTGTGATTGAGTTAATAACTCTATTCTCAATTTTTTTCGGATCAGAACTTATAGTTTGATTGTAATATACAGTTGAAAATACTTCTACAAATAAGAATTTTAAATCAATAAATTCTGGAACTATTCCAGCAACTGCATAGGTTTTAATCTTTTGTTGTAAATCTTTTTTTGTAAAGTTAGATAAGAAAAATCCGTTTCTAGGTTTAACTGCAATTAAAACCTTTCCATATTGAGGAGGACTTAATTCCTCTCCACCCACTGCAATCACTGATTCTGTATTTGGAAAAATTTCAGATACAATAGCTTCATAATCTTGTGTTGTTACAGCTCGATATTGGGAAGAGTAAACCTTTGGTGCAAACTTTTTAATCGATTCAATGTCCTCAACATTGTCTCCATTTTCAGCTTTGTTAACCGTAACAATTGCTGGAATTACTGAAGTGATTCTATTACCTTCATTATCTTCTAAAATTCCAGTAAAGTTAAATCTTTGAACACCATTTCCTTTTGTTCCACCACTTACAATATAAGTGCATTCAATTTTATTTTGATTTGATAGTTGTCTACCAAAGGTTCCATCTCCAAATACTAATTCATATTTTTCATCTGAAACTTCATAAAGATAGTAAATCTCACTAGATCCCGTTGCTTTAAAAATATTATCTACTTTATTATACTCTCTATAAGATGTAGTTTGATTATTTAAGTATACCTTGACTCTTAATGTATCTGTATCAACGTATGGATTTGGTAAAATAAATTTTTGATTTCTTTGATCTTTATTTACAATAAAATTAGTTTTTGTAAATGTACCTTCATATATTGAAATATTATCAAAAAATGCAATGCCATCATTGACTGGTGCAGTAATATCTTCTGGAATACAGAAAGTCACATTACTATTTGCCGCTGCACCTGTTGCAATGATTCCTGCCTTAACTGTAAGTGAAACTGCTTCAGTATTTGCCCCAAGATTAACTGCAAAATCTATTGTTGCTACAGCAGATCTTCTGGATCTTGGAATATATCCAATATTTCTTGCAAGTGAAACTACGTTTTCTCTTAGGACTGCACTTTCAAGAAATGACTCATTTGCTGCCATGTTGGCATTATATGAGTTAATATATGTATTATACGCTAAAATATCAATCAAGACAGATAGATTTGATCCTTCAAAATCGAAGTCTGTAAATCTTCTATTTGCCCTGAGATAATTCTTTATACTCAGTTTTATTTGATCGAAGTCTAGATTTGTATACTGAGTAAATGCCATTATGATTTATTTTCCTTAAGGATGAAATTTAAATTTTGTGGAGTAACTTCGGATCCAATGATATTATAAGTTAATTTAACTGCACAAGCATTTTCATCTTCATCAAAAACAGATTCAACCTTAGTGATTTCTATTCTTGGTTCATAATTTCTTAAAACTTGTTTAATGGTATCTTCAAGCCCAATAATTGTTTCAGATGTTCCAAGTTCAAACAAATATGATCTAATATTACTTCCAATCAAAGGATCAAAAAATCTTTCCCCCTGATTAGTAAAAATCAAATTTTTAATGGATGTTTTGATTGCATTTTCATCCCGAATTGTAATAATATCATTTGTCACAGGATGTCTCTTAAAAGACAAACTGATATCGACAAATTTTTTATCGACTCTTTGGACAGCCATTAAAAATATTATGATCCTTAAGAATATTTATAGGGTTTTACATGGTAATTTTCCCATAAGTGGGTTCAGTGCCATATTCCCAATCATCATAATCCTCATCATTTCTGATTTTTTCGTGCAATTCAGTCTGTTTTGATAAATTATGGCGATTCTTGACTAAATTTTGATGCAAAGTCTCAATGAGAACCTCTTTTTCTTCCATTTTTAGCTCCTGATTAGTGAAAATCAGAACTTTTTAAGGGGTTGCTATCCCATTTTTCATAAAAAAAGCAGGAATTTCTTCCTGCTTTATCTATATTTGATTAAATTCCTTGCCCACGATACTTTTTACGAGCGCCATTACGACTACTCGCTGCATATTTAGTATTCGTTCCACGCCCTTGACGAGTCAGTTTGGGTTTACCAGGAATATAACCCGACTTATTCATTGCACCTTTTGGTTTTGCCATAGTTTATACCTCAAATTACACGAGTTTTTTCATGCCCAACACGAATCTTGGGATCACACCAGATTTCAAATCCTTTTTCTTTTGCATCCAGACAGAAGGAAACGTCTTCACCACACATGTCTTGAACATCACCAGATTCAAAGACTTGCATCTTAGGAGCAAACCAGGGATATTCAAGAGATTCAAACACACCATGTTTGATTAGTACCCAACCAAATCCAGTGTAATCGACTGTAAAAGGCTTACGACGCTTACTCATTGTTTCACCAGTCTCATGATTCATGACTCCACCATTCTTCGCAAAGTCTTCTTCTTCCAACCAGTGTGCAACTGAAGTGGTATGCCCATCTTCAGTCATGTACCAACCAGCTGCAATGTCTTTATCCATTGCAACCAAACGATAGAACGATTCAGTATTGAATACGATGTCACTATCAATCCAGAGTTGATAGTCATATTTCAGTTTACCATCCCAAGGAATTTGTTTTGGCCCTCGGAGAACATTTGCACCCAACACCTTACAACGTGCAAAGTTCACCATGGAACTATAATCTTGGGAGATTTGAATTGACATTCCGTTTTGAACCAAATCAAAACAGAGTTGAACAAAGTTCTTTAAAAAGGTATAAGAACAACCGCGCCCAGGAAGACAGAACACAACTGCCTTACCACGAGCCATTTCTTTTGCTTTTTCAAGATCAAAGTCATCAGCATTTACACTCGTAGGTGCAGCTGCTTTTACAGTAAATCCTTTCGCCATAAAATCCTCAATGGTTTATAAAGTATCATAACACAAGGTTATTTAGAAGTCAATTCAGGAGAGAATCTGCGCCGCCTCATAAGAACTAGAAGACGTAGAAGGTTGCACAGACTTCAATGCCCAAGAAAAAAAGTTGCAGACATTATACATGCCAAAACACAATAATGCTACAATTAACCAAAAAATTCTCAAAGGAAAATCAGAGTATTTAACTGCTAATCCAGCAAGAACAAGTTTCCAAAAAGACATGTGTGGTTTTGTGTGAGACGCCTGTATTCTATCAGAGAATTGCACTGAAAGGCACCACTGTCATAAATATTTGTATTCCTATAAAAAATAGAAATGGACGAAAGAACAAAAATTGCAATGGAAGCATACAAGATGATGTATGAGACTCCTGAAACAATTCAGGAAGAAGTTGAAGAGATTGATGAAGAAGCCGGTGATGGATACATCGGCCCTGCAAGATTGGGAATTAAAAATCCAATGGCATCAGATGCCACCAGAGCGGCTACTGATAAAAGAAGACAACAACAAGCTGCTGCAGCAAACCGAACTGGAGGTAGCGCTACTCTTGTAGGTAACACCTCATACGCAAACCGATTTGATACTGCGAGACAAGAGTTAAAAGGTGAAGATGTTGATATCTTCGACACAATTCTCGATTATCTGGTATCCGAAGGATATGCAGATACAAATGAGAATGCTCTCGTTATTATGGCAAATATGAGTGAAGAGTGGAAACAGAGTATTATGGAAGGCCTTGGTGGTATGATGATGTCTGCTGCCAGCAGAGGAATGGGTTCATTGCGAGCAAGTACACCTCCGCAAGGTGGCGCTCCTCGCCCCAGAAACCCAAACGAAGGTGGGCCTGGTTCTCAAAATCCACGCCCTAGATTGACTACAGGCCAGCAGCAAAACGCACCTGGCCCTTCTGTTACTCAACAAATATTGACTCGCCGCCCACAACCAATTATCAAATACTAACCACTTTCTAAACTGGCACATAAGAGTCTTATACTTAAAATCCCCTGGGAGTTTTTTTCCTGGGGGATTTTTTTATTTGGGAAAAATTTTTTGAATCGCGTTTTATAACTAGCGCGATCTTAAAGTTTTGTAGGTTAGGGTAGTTAGCGTTTTTTATATCACCGCCGCGAACGCTATAACAATCGGCACAACATTTAACTGCTGCTATAAGCATAAGGGGGCAACACGAAGACTTCGTGCTACCCCATCATCACCCTACTCTACTGCCTCTGCATCATACTCTGATGCCAAATCCTCATACCAATCTAGCTCATCATCATCCTCAGCCAGGAATTCAGCAATCCAGTCCATGTTCACAGTTTCCATGATAGCTCTCCTCAGTAAGATGCCAGAACAACTGCTTTCTGCCCACTGGTAACTGATGCAGCACCAGGAACAGAATTGTGCAGGAAAGAACCCTTAGGTGCTGATGCTGCCCACGAAGCAGATTTGCGACGACGCTTAATCGTAGAGGGCAACTTGGTGTACACTACCTCACCACGAATGTCAGCGAGGATGATGTCCA